TGTCTCCTATTTTAGCAGGATTTTTTCTTATAACATTAACGCTTTGTTTTGAACATTGTTTCCAAGAAGACCAGTTATGTATATTTGTTAAATATTCCGACCCAGCTTGTTCAGTAGAAGCATTTGAATCCTCAACTTTGTGAACTGATAAAACAATATTTTCTAAACTTAGTTTTGCAAAATATTTCATGATTATGCTACGTATGTCCCATCTGCGCTAAACGTATGAATAGTATCATCGCCACTTGTTGTTACTGTTCCTGAATCACTGTCAGAAGATTTTGTAAGTCTTCTTATAATTACAACACCATCTCCTCCAATACTTCCGTTTGCGCCGCCTCCGCCGCCTAAACCATCTGTTCCATCTTGATTTGAGGGACCAGTTCCTCCTCCGCCGGTTCCTCCAGCTCCTGGTCCTCCGCCTGGTCCGCCGGTTCCTCCGCCGCCTCCAGCGTAAGTAACATCAGACCCTGAAATTGTACTTGGTGATCCATTACCTCCTACTTGATGTGTATATCCGCTTGGTGGTGTTGATGCTCCAGATTGGCCGGCTCCTCCGCCGCCGCCTCCACCTCCGTGGGGGCCTCCTCCACCTCCTGGTCCACCATTGTTACCTTGTGGTGGTGTTACCGGTGGTGTATTACCATTTCCTGCTGCTGAATATTGATTTATGTATTGGGCTGATCCGCCGCCTCCGCCGCCTGATCCACCATTAAGTTGTGGACCATAACTAGGTGAACCTGATCCACCTCTTCCGCCACCTGCAGAAGTAACGCCATTAAAAACTGAATTGTTTCCGTTTGCTTGATTTCCGCCAGTTCCAACAGTAACAGGGTATGTAGTTCCATAATCAACTTCTACAGATTTAGAAGCGATTGTTCTAAAACCACCAGCTCCTCCTCCACCTGTTCCTCCGGATCCACCTGCTCCTGCAACAATTAAATATTGTATGTTGTAAGGTCCGAAACCTCCTCTAGTTTGTCCAAATCCTTTTGCGGATGCTGAACCAAATGATCCTAATATTGGCATCTTTCTACTCCTTCTCCTATTAAGCGAATTGTGTCTGAGAAGCTAACGCTGTAAACGTAGCATCACCAGTTTTAATCGCTGTGTATGTGTAAACATCTAATGAGTTGGCATTTCCAGCTGTTGGCGCTGCTCCACCTTGCCATTCAGGAGTTACAGAAGATCCATCGATTTGAAAAGCATTATTGTAATATGGTGTGCCACCTTGTTTTACAATAAACGCTACAGTGATAGATTCACCTGTATCCATGATTGCATTTAAAGCATTCGAGCCATCTCCTCTTAAATTAACTGTAAAGTTTCCTGCTGCATTAGTTGTGTAATTTAAAACTGCTTGTGTAATAACATCGTAGTTAATTGTTCCAGTGGCTGCTGTTGCAGATGTTGTAACTTTTTCTGCAAGTTGTTGAATTTTACCACCACCATTTAATGTAACTCTACCAATTCCTTTTGGCGTTAAAGTCATGTCGATGTTTGTGTCACCACCAGTAACTGCTAATGCTGGAGCATTTCCTGCTGCAGCGTTAGTTACTGAAAATTCATTTACAGCTGATCCTGTAGTTACAAATTTAATTTGTTCATTACCACTTTCATCTCCGATAAAATTAGCACCATCGATTAAAATGTTTTTACCATTTGCATCTAAGTTAGCTGAAAGTTGAGGAGCGTAGTCAGATGATAATTTCTCTAAATTAGAGTTAATCATATCTGTTCCGTTACCGTAAAGAATTTTAGTTCCTTTATCAGCAGCAGCCCAAGTTACACCAGTTTGACCTGACACTTTAACTGTTACTGCGTAAGCTCCAGATGTTGAGTTTTTAATAATGTAATATTTTTCTGTTATTGGAACAGTAACATTTACTGCTCCTGTAATTGTTCCAGTTAATTCTAGCGCAATATTTTTAGCGTTTGAAACAGCACCATTTGTTGCAACTAAAGTTGCTCCTGTTGTAGCATTAAGTGCTACTGCTTCATAACCAGCTGATGCTTGCTCAAGAATTAATAAGTTTGTGTTTGTAATTGTACCCCACGTACCTGAGTTTTCACCAGTTGCTTGTACGGTAAGTTTTAGAAAGCTTGATGTACTGTTTGCCATAGTTTTAAGTCCTTATTTGTTCGTATTTTATTAAAATTAAGCAGCTGTGTCAACATTTTTCCAAGTGGGTGCTGTGCCTGTATCAACTTGGTTCCAGATAATAGCATTAAGCGATCCTGTGGCTACTGTCAAGCTATTTCCTGTAGGTGTTATATCAGCTGTTGTAGAAACGTCAAGTGTCCCTAAATTAACTGTTGTGCTAACTCCAGTGGGTGTAACTATCGTATTTGGCGTGGCTGTAACACTGTTTAATGACACAGTTATAGGATTTCCAGAAACACCTACAATTATAGAATCTGAGAACCCGCCCCAATCTAATGCGCCCCAAGTGCTTCTACCCCAACCAGTGTTAATTTCGGTTTGAATACTAGGATTACCCTGAACTACATTCATTCCAAATCCTGTTGGAATGATTAATTGATCACCATCATTATTCCATAAACCTTGACCCCATTCTTTTCTTCCCCAACCAGTATTGACTTCAGCGGTTGCCGTTACTGTGCCTAAAGAAAACGACATTGAAAATCCAGTAGGTATTAAAGTTGAAGCAACTCCCCAACCTAAATCACCCCAGTTAGCTCTTCCCCAACCGGTGTTTACTTCTCCTGATACTGAAAGTGTTCCAATACTTGCAGTCATTCCTATTCCAGTTGGTTGTACAGTTTGATTAGCAAAACTCACACCCCAACTTAAATCACCCCAGTTAGCTCTTCCCCAACCGGTGTTTACTTCAGCATTAATTGTTACTGATCCAAGGCTAGCTGTTAAACCAATTCCTGTTAAATCAACCTGTACAAAATTTTCATTATCACCCCAAACTTGTTGACCCCAAGCTTCTCTACCCCAACCTAATTCTACGTTAGCATCAATAGTAGGTGAACCTAGAGAAATAGTTGTTCCAATTCCTGTTGGAGTTATGGCTACAGAACCTTGATCTTGCCATCCTCCTTCTCCCCAAGAAAGAGCTCCCCAAACATCTTGTTGAATATCAACAGGTCCTCCCATTCCAATACCATGTACATAACAAAAATAATAAAAATCAGTGTTATTGGCGGGAGTAATTTCTACATATCGAGTAGTTGCAGCATTAAAAGAAGCTGTGGTTGTGTAATCGCTTTCAGGAACTGTAGATCCATCTAAATTATAAGTTACACCAGTTGTAATTCTATAGGAATTTGGTGAACTAGAATTTGTTGTAAATAATAATGGATGATTAACGTTAGAAGAATCGTTTTGATTAAACCTTAATGTAGAACCTTGAACCCATTTAATTTCACCAGGGCCTGTTGAATTTCTAACTCCGTCTAGATAAAAAACATTACCTGTACCACCACCATATAAGTTTCCACTTGCGACAGTGACTGTATATGTTTTATCGGCCATAGGAGGCTACCTCCTAATTAACCTGATATCCTTAAGATACTGGCAGTTGATGTGTTAGCTGGGAATTGAATTGTGAACGTTCCAGATGTTGCTGTTTTATCTCCACCAAAATCTAAAATACAAACCGCAGCGTTTGACTGTGACGTGTTATAAATTAAAGCACCTCTTGCAGTAATTGTTGCAGACGTGAAAGATAAATTTGCAAACGTTGTTCTTGCAACACCAGCTGAAATAGAAGTTCCAGAGTTTACTAAAACCCCTCCACCAGCTGTATAAGAACCTGAGTTTGATACTTCAGTGTTTGCTCCGCCACCTGGGTTAGTAGCGTAAACAGTTGTTGCTGAATTTAAAGTTGCTGAGCTAGAATAAAGAGCTAACTTGAAAGTGTTTCCACCAGATCCTGATGTTAAAAAATTTTGTTTTGCTTCTAATAGTTGTTTCTTAAAACTATTTGCTACCGCTTGTGTAATTGCCATAAAACTCCTTATTGTTTTCCTATACGAGGAACACCAGATTGATATTCATCTCGTCTTCGTCTTCCCATCGCTTCGATTGAGAAGGCCTCTACAGCTTGTTTATACCTATTTTCGTATAGTGTCAACTGATCTTGTGGGCCTTTTAAAAATCCGTAAGCCTCGATTAGGCATGCATATAAAAGTCCGTTGGGAAAGTTCGTACCTAAATATGAAGTACTATTTGTAGCGGATAATCCAGTAGGTTTCAAGATGTAATTTATCTGAATTTCATAAGTTTTATCTGGAACAGGAGCAAATACAATATTGTTTGCATCCCACCAACCATAGTATTTTGGCTCTCCAGTAGCGTCCGTAGGATTATATTCGCTCATAAAATTAGGATCTCTAAACTGTAAAAAACCTCTGTCTTCAGTACCACTTGGTGGTTTAACAATTTGAGCTGACCTAATAACTAAAGTATTTTCAGGAACTAAAATATACCTTTGATCAACGACTAAATTAGCTGTAGCATAAAATCTGTTATTATCAGAATCAACATCTCTTAAAATTCTAAATTCAGCGTCCTCAATAAAACCTTGAATGATAGTATCGGTAAACACTGTTGAACTAACTTCTGTGTAATCTGAAATTTTTTGTTTTAATTCTAAATATGTCATG